TGCTTTAGAAGAATCACTTATTTCCGGCCAGATATTTCTCCCAGTTAATAAAGTATGTCCTAATAGTCTAGCTTTTATCTTGTCTTCGATGGGAGCGACTATTAGTTAATGAGTATAGACAAGGCTCTTACATCGCCCCCACAGGGTCTTGGGGACTTACCTAATGCTTCTGAACCGGCGTTAGAGATAGTTATTGTCGCTGATGGGGAAGAGAGTAAGAAAGAAGAAGAACAAGAAGAAGAGGATTTCAATGAAAACCTCGCTGAAAAACTCCACGAGGGGGCACTAATAGGTCTCGCTAGTGAGCTGATTGCCAAGCACAAGCAGGACGTTGGGGACCGCAAGGACTGGCTGGAGACCTATGTCAAAGGTCTTAAGCTTCTCGGGCTTAAGTATGATGACAGGACAGAGCCATGGATAGGGGCGTGTGGTGTTCACCACCCGCTGCTTATGGAGTCAGCCACTAAGTTTCAGTCAGAAACTATCATGGAGACTTTCCCTGCGGCTGGTCCAGTTAAAACTACTATTATTGGCAAAGAGACACCTGAAAAAGTAGCCAGTTCAATTCGTGTCAAGAACGACATGAATTATGAACTCACCGAAGGTATGCCGGAGTATAGGCCAGAACATGAACGAATGCTGCTATCTCTATGTCTCTCCGGTAATGCGTTTAAAAAGATCTACTATGATCCTTCTCTGGATCGCCCGACTGCTCCCTACATCCCAGCAGAAGATGTTGTGGTCCCATATGGTGCGACGAGCATTGAGGCGGCGGAGCGAGTGGTACACCGAATGCGCAAAACGAAAAACGAATTGCGCCGTCTCCAGATCGCAGGATTTTATCGAGATATAGATCTTGGCGACCCCGTACAGGTCATGGATGAAGTAGAAAAACAGAAAGCCATGGAGACGGGGTTTACGGTAGCCGTAGACAAGAGATTCCAGATTCTGGAAATGCACGTTAACCTCGACCTAGAAGGTTACGAGGATAAAGATGAAAAAGGTGAAGAAACTGGAATTGAACTTCCATATGTTGTCACCATCGAGGAAGGCACTGCTACCGTCCTTGCCGTTAGACGTAATTGGATACAGGACGACTCGCTTAAACTACGACGACAACACTTCGTGCATTACGGCTATATTCCGGGATTCGGGTTCTATTACTTTGGGCTCATCCACCTTATTGGGGGCCACGCGCGAGCAGCTACTAGCCTTTTGCGACAGCTTATCGACGCTGGAACACTTTCTAATCTTCCGGGCGGGCTTAAAGCCAATGGCTTGCGTATCAAAGGTGACGACACCCCCATAGCTCCGGGCGAGTGGCGCGACGTAGATCTTCCTAGCGGCCCTATCAAAGACAATATTCTCCCGCTGCCATATAAAGAACCGAGCCAAGTGTTATTGGCTTTGATGAATCAGGTCATTGAAGATGGCCGGCGATTCGCGGCAGTAGCGGATCTTAAAGTGTCTGACATGTCCAGTCAGTCGCCCGTTGGTACGACGCTGGCGATTCTAGAGCGGGTTCTGAAAGTGATGAGCGCCGTGCAGGCGCGCATTCACTACACGATGAAGCAGGAATTCAAGCTTCTAGCAGCAATTATTAGGGACAATACTCCAGAGGATTATGATTATGAGCCTGAGCTGGGGTCCGCAAGCGCCAAAAGGGCCGACTATGATTGTTGCGATGTTATCCCTGTGTCTGATCCTAACGCTAGTACTATGTCTCAGCGTGTGGTGCAGTATCAAGCTGTGCTTCAGCTGTCTCAGACGGCTCCTCAGATTTATGATTTGCCATTCTTACACCGCCAGATGATCGAGACACTGGGGGTTAAGAACTCCCAGAAGATCGTCCCGATGAAGGACGACATGAAACCGTTGGACCCTGTGTCCGAGAATATGGCCATCCTTATGGGTAAGCCTACCCGCGCGTTTATGTATCAGGATCACGACGCGCACTTGGGTGTACACATGGCTGCGCTACAAGATCCGAAGATTCAGCAGATTGCGTCGCAGAATCCGCAGCAGGCACAAGTACTTATGGGCGCTGCACACGCGCATATCATGGAGCACGTGGCGTTCAAGTATCGTAAGGATCTTGAACAGCAGCTGGGTGCGAGTCTACCTCCGCCGCCAGACTTCTTCGGTGAAGATCTTGATGTTGGGCATCTTCCGCCAGAAGTCGAGGTTAGGGTTTCAGCCCTCGCCGCGCAGGCCGCTGGCAAGCTTCTTCAGAAAGATAAGCAGGAAGCGGCAGCTCAGCAGGCTCAGCAGCAAGCTCAGGACCCGCTTATCCAGATGCAGCAGCAGGAGCTTCAGCTTAAAGCGCAGGAACTCCAGCTTAAACAACAGGATATGCAGCAGAAGGCTCAGATCGCTCAGCTCCAACAGCAGCTGGCACAGCGCGAGCTGGAGATGGAGCAGCAGATCAAGCAGGCAGAGCAGCAGCGCAAGGGACAGAAAGATGTTATGGACGCGTCGGCCAAGAAGGATGACTTGGACCTACGCCGACAGCAGATGCAGATCGACGCGCACGGTGACGGTGCCAAGTTGGGCGCACAGATAGCCCAGCAGCGGCAGCAGGCGGAGACATCCCGGATGCAGGAGGAGGGAAAACAACATGCGGAAGGCGCGAAACTCGGTGCGGACATCGCTAAGACAAAGCTTCAGACGGCCGCAGACCTACATAAACATTCTGTTGATACTGCTACTAGTCACTTTCAACATAGCAGTGATCAAGCGGCCGACCTACATAAGCATGTTTCTGGTCAATCCGCAGACTTGCGGAAGCACGCCTCAAGCCTTAATACCGAACTCCACAAACATGAGACACAGCAGGATCTAGACCTCCATAAGCATGAGTCTCAGATGGAGCATGACGAGAGAATGGAGAAGATGAAGGCGGAACAGGCCAAACTTGCTGCAAAGGAAGCGGCAAAGAACAAACCAAAGCCGGGAGCTACTAAGAAGTGAACGATACTGACTTAGCGCTTAAGGTCCTCGGGGAGATAAATAGTAAAATTCTAGAGTTGGAAGACACTAGGATTAAAAATATATCTGCCGGGCGCCCAACAGACTATAGCGACTATAAATATGTAGTCGGACAGCTCAAGGGGCTGCAAGAAGCACGGCAGATTTTAGAGAATATCCACAAAAGACTAGAGGATTTATGACCGACGAGACCGCAACGCAATTACCGACCCCCACAGGGTACAAAATACTCTGCGCAGTTCCCAAGGCCGATGATAAGTTTGGCGATACGCTGGTAAAACCGAGTGAAGTAGCTCGTGTAGAGGAGCAAACGACCATTGTGTTGTTTGTTCTGAAGCTTGGCCCTGATGCTTATAAAGATAAGGCTAAGTTCCCCAGCGGGCCTTGGTGCAAGGAACGTGATTTTATTATTACTAGGGCTTATCAGGGCACTAGAGTAAAAATTCACGGTCATGAGTTCCGGATCATCAACGATGACACCGTTGATGCAGTTGTAGACGACCCACGCGGCGTTACCCGCGCAGGCTAAGGAGATAAAAATGGCTGAGAGTTACAAGTTTCCTGACGAAGAAGGCGTTGATGGCCCCCAGAAGAAGGCCGCCGACAACGAAATCGAGATCAAAATCGAGGACGATGCCCCTCCAGAAGACCGAAACCGTGCCCCGCTACCCGATAAGATCAAGGAAGAGCTTGATAATGATGATCTTACTGAGTATGGCGAGAAGGTTCAGCAGCGAATTAAGCAGCTAAAGAAGGTTTGGCACGATGAGCGGCGTGCTAAGGAAGCTGAAACGCGTGAAAAGAACGAAGCTATTAGGTTCGCGGAGTCAAAAAACAAGGAAATTCAAGAACTTCAGAAGCGTTTGGGTACTGGCGAGAAGATTTTCATTACCGAGGTAACGAAAGCCGCCAAAACCGAGCTGGATAACGCTAGAACTAAGCTAAAAGCTGCTTATGAGTCAGGTGATGCTGAGCTAATCACTAATGCTCAGGAATTAATGACTGAAGCGAAGCTTAAAATGCGGGAAGTTGAAGGTTATCGGCCAACTACCCCTTTACAGGAAGAAAAAGATGTAGTAAAAGCTACATCACAGGCTGAAGAACCTCAGCGTCGCCAAGCTCCGGACCCCAAAGCCGAGGCTTGGAAAGCAAAGAACGCTTGGTTCGGTAGTGACGAAGAAGCCACGGCTGCTGCGTTAGGTCTGCACGAAAAGCTTGTTAAGGCGGGTGTAACACCCAGCTCTGATGAGTATTTCGAGAAAATCGACGCCACAATGCGCCGTCGCTTCCCGGAGAACTACGAGGAAGCCCCGGAGAGTAAGAAAGAACCTACTCCCCGCAAACCCACGAATATTACGCCGGTAACTCGGTCTACTGCGCCAAAACAGGTACGCATGACGGTAAGTCAGGCAAATCTGGCTAAGAGACTAGGGATTACGCCTGAAGCGTATGCGCGGGAATTTTTGAAACTTTCGGAGAATGCCAATGGTTGATGCTGCAACGAACAGAATTGCACGTGAACTTGAGAGTCGGGAAGCTACGGTACGCAAGCAGGAGTGGAAACCCCCGCAGTTGCTGCCAGACCCGAACCCAGTAGAAGGCTGGCGGTTCAGATGGGTGAGGATTGCGTTGATGGGTCAGAATGATCCCACCAATACCTCAGCGAAGTTTCGAGAAGGATGGGAACCGTGCGCGGCGGCGGATCATCCTGAGATTGCGGGTCTAGCGGACCCGAATGGTCGGTTTAAAGGGAATATTGAGATTGGTGGACTGTTGCTTTGTAAGATGCCTGCTGAGATGGATGATCAACGCAAGCTGTACTACAAGAAGCAGTCCGATGCACAGATTGACGCGGTAGATAACAGCTTTATGCGACAGCAGGACCCTAGAATGCCGCTGTTCACAGAAAGACGCTCCACTACGTCGTTTGGTAAAGGCAAGTAATTAGGAGTATATAAATGGGTTATCCATACGTTGCAGCCCCTTATGGCTTTAAGCCATATAACCTTGTTGGTGGGCGAGTTTATTCGGGGTCTACCCGTATGTTCCCCATTCAGAGTGCTTATGGTACGCAGCTTAGCTACGGGGATATCGTAGCTATGAGTGCCACGTCTACGTCGTTGGGTAACATTATCCAGACTTCGATGACCACGGCGACTACTTCTGCTGTCGCTGGAACGTTGGGTATCTTTCAGGGCTGTGAATACACCACGACTGGTGGCCCAATCTTTGGTAAAAACCGATACCAGTTCTGGGCAGCCTCGACGGCTGCGCAGGATGCGGTGGCTTACGTGGTTGATGACCCGCAGGCGCTGTTTCGCGTAGCGGTCATCGCTCAGCCGAGCGGTGGTATTTCTAACACGTCGCAGACGGTCGGTTATGTGAATCCTTACTACGTCGGTACCAACATGTTCGCGGTTACGGGTACGGCGGGTAGCTCCACGACTGGCGATTCGGCCATGGGTGTCTCGGGTAATATCCCGACCACGGCTGGTACGGGTACCGGCGCCCGGTTGACGACTTCGGCTCCGTTCCGTGTTGTTCAGGTGATCCCGGATACGGCGATTACCTTTACGGCGGTGGCCAGCACGGCGGGTTCTTCGACCACGGTTACTACGGTAAACGCGGCTAGTACTTATGGACCGACGCTCCCCGGTGCCTCGGCTGCTCTGGGTATCATCCCCGGTATGCAGCTGATCAGCACGGCGTCTACTTCGACTGGTGCCAACGTGTCTAACCTCATTACGGTGGTTAGCGTGTCGGGCAGTACTTTGACGGTGAATACGGCCATTACTCTAGCCGCCAGCACGACTATTACTCTCGTCGGGTATCCAGAAGTGGTTGTCGGTTGGAACTTTGGGTATCACGCTTATCTTAACGCGACTGGCGCATAAGGGAGTTTATAAATGGCTATTTCACGCGCACAACTTCTTAAGGAACTGCTCCCCGGCCTGAACGCGCTGTTCGGCATGGAATACGCCACTTATGGCGAAGAGCATAAGGAAATCTACGAAGTAGAGACTTCCGAGCGTTCTTTCGAGGAAGAGACTAAGCTGTCGGGGTTCAATGCGGCTCCCGTAAAGAACGAAGGTCAGGTTATTGCGTATGACAATGCGCAGGAAGCTTGGACCGCTCGTTATAACCACGAGACGATTGCTCTAGGATTCTCGATCACGGAAGAGGCAATCGAAGATAATCTTTATGATAGTCTCTCGAAGCGCTATACGAAGTCCCTTGCGCGTGCGATGGCTTATACCAAGCAAGTAAAGGCTGCG